ATGTCAATCTATAAGGGTAGTCCTGTGGAAAACTGGGGCGATAAAGAATGGCTACAATTTGGCTTAGAAAGCAGAAAGTGGATGATCTCACAGTTCATACACGGAGAGCAAGGTGCTCTGATTTGCTCTGCAAAACTAACGCAGACATGTCCATGGTACGATGGAAAACTTTTTGCTGCGACACAAGTCGTAGATGAAGCTCGACATGTTGAAGTTTTTGCAAAGTATACCAATGAAAAATTGGGCGGGACACTTCCTTTTAACTGGCATATTCAAAGCTTGGTTGATGACACGATTGCCGACAATCGTTGGGACATGACTTTTTTAGGGATGCAGATTATGGTTGAGGGGCTTGGCCTTGCATCAATGGCATATATGCGTGAATTGACGAACGAACCTTTATTAAAGCAACTGCTGCGTAATGTTATGGCTGACGAAGCGCGTCATGTTTCATTTGGTATTATCTCACTCAAGGAGATCTATGCAGAGATGTCTGATGCCGAGATTATGGAGCGTCAACAATTTGCTTATGAAGCCAGCATAAAACTTGGAGAGCGAATGTTGCAGCAGGAAGTGTATGAAAAGATGGGGGTTAAGACAAAAGATATAGCCCCGTTCCTTCTAAACGACCCAGCACAAGCTTGGATAAGAAAAATGCTAGCTGCAAAGATTGTCCCCAATGTAAGCAAGCTCGGATTGCTAGATAGAAACGGTGCTTGGCTGCGAAGAAAATTTGAAGAGATGGGAACAATTGAGTTTGAAAACCTTGGCGACTCTGACGAAGAATTTTCAAACTTTATACATAGTTATTAATTATGAAAACACCTAATGATTATAATATAGACAGAGTTTATTCTTATGAAAGCTCTGAAGATCTAAAAAGATATTATAATGATTGGGCCGACGAATACGATACTTACGCAAAAGATGTAAACTATATTTTGCCAGATAAAGTAGCTGAAGTATTTTTTAAACACATTTCTAATAGCAATTATAAAGAAACAAAAAAAAATATTACACTAGATATAGGCTGTGGGACCGGATTATTGGGGGAAAGTTTATCTTCTATTGACAACAATCTTTGGATTGAGGGTGTTGATATATCCTCTTCAATGATAGGGCTAGCTTCTTTAAAGAGAAAAAAAAACTTTGTACCACTATATGACTGGATGATAACAGATGATTTAACTAGTCCAAAGTTGATATTGGAAAATTATTATGATTATTTTGTAAGTTCCGGGACATTTACCCTTGGTCATCTTGGTTCAAATGATCTAGTTAATTTATTAATTTATTTAAAACCAGAAGGCACTGCAGTTATATCTGTAAAAGAAGATCATTTTATTAAAGACAATTTTGAAAAAGTTCTTTTAAATTTAAAGAAACAAAATATTATAAACACTATTTTTTACTTTAAAGTTAGCTCATATAATTCTAATTTTGAAGCAGATTCAATAATTGTAAAATTTAAAAAGGTTTAAAATATTATGATACCAAAAATAATATGGCAAACCCATAGTTATTTAATTGAAGACCTGCCACTTTTTGCCAAAGCCCCTATGCTATCTTGGGTTGAGCAAAATAAAGGTTATATTCATAGATATGTAAATCATCTTGAAAGAGAATTTTTTATATATAATACTTTTGGGCAAGATTGGCTCAACCTTTATAAGCAGTGTCAGTCTCAAGTCTTTCAGTCTGATATGTGGAGAGTATTGTGTCTATATGAATACGGCGGTATATACGCAGACATGGATACAATATGTCTGGTAAATATAGAATCTTTTTTAGATTTAAGTAAAGATTTTATCTGCGAAGCTGCTTTTCCAAAAACACATGGATGGATAAACACTTCAATTTTTGCTAGCAAACCAAAAGGAAAATTTATAACAGATTTAAAAAATTTAATATATGAAAGATGTAAAATTAAAAACGGAAAACCAATAACAATTGAAGATTGCGGACCATTAGCATTTAGTGAGTTGATGGATAGATACATTGATGAGCAATTAGATATGTCTGATATTCAGTTGTGCGACAACAATTTTCCAGTACAACACAAAGAATCAGTTCTTCAAATTTTTGGGTCAGTTACATGGAATGACGTTAAATGGGGTTTTGATTTTTCTTACTTAAATGAAATATATAGTTCAATTACAAAAGAATCAAAAACAGATATTAAAATTTATACCAAAACAGGTCATGGCGGTTGGAGTGTTTAATGTAAGGGCAAATATATATGGCGTATGAACTGTTGGGCAAAAACCCTAAATCTGCTTTGGGTTTGTGTGTTAGATTAAATATATGGAAATGGTACGAGTTTGTCAGAATGCTTAAGGCCTTTGGTATAATTTCGGATTCAGAAATTCCATTATGGATGGTGAATGATCAAATAAAGTTATCAGAAAAAGAAGCAATACTATTGTCTAAAAATATAAGATTAAATCTTAATAATTTTGATAAATTTATATCTGAACTATACGAAGAAAATTTAGCGTACTCCCACATGCCGTGGCATAGAGAGGTATGTTGTCCTGTTTTGAATAGCTCAGACATTGAATATGTGCTATTATTTTTAGATAAATGTGGTGGATTTGAGGTTAGGTAAAAATGAAAAAAAAATATGAACCAAGAATATCTGTTTTTACAGACTTTTTCCCAGAAGATGATTGGAAAATTATAGAAAAATACTGTAGAGATAACAAAGATAATTTTCCTTTTGTTGGCTATGATTCACCTGTTAGGTGGAAAATTGAAAAACATTCAAAATATCCAGATGTTGAATATGTAAAATCATTCTTAATAAGTGAAGAAGAATATGAGTTATATGTAAATGGAAAGATACAAGAGCCATATCCGGATGATACTAAACATGGAGATAATTATAATATCTCTATGGAAGTAATGCAGCCAGAGGTTGGAGAGAATAAGGCAGTTAGTGAAGATGTTTTATCTTTAATACATTATTCAAAGTGGCCAAATAAAGCTCTACAAAAAGCTAGTTATGATATACTAAATAGGTATTTAAACGGTGTAGTTGAAATAGTTAAAGAAATTTATGGCGTAGATTGCTTTAGCGAAAGTGGTCCGTGGATAGCATTGGCTAAAAAAGATGGTTACATGAACATGCATTGCGATGGAACATTTATACATGACAGAGATGCTGTGACTCAGTTTTCTTCTGTTTATTATATAAATGACGATTATGAGGGTGGAGAATTTAATATGCCGGTGATGGGCTTTAAACTTAAGCCTAAGGCAAATTCACTTCTTATCTTTACTCACTCTTCTCACGAGGATATGGCGCATGAGGTAACGCCAGTTATATCCGGTGATCGTTTTGTGTCACAGGGTTTCTTCGCAATAAAGAAATGATACCTATAAATAACCCAAAATATAATATTTTATTATCAAAAAAAGATATTTTTAAATCTTTTAAAAAAGTAATAAAATCTGGCCAGTATATCCTTGGTGAGCAAGTTGCTTTATTCGAAAAAGAGTTTGCAAGCTTTTGCGACGTGCCGTACGCTGCAGCAGTTGGGAATGGTTGTGACGGACTAGAGATAGCACTTGTTGCGATGGACGTAGAGTGCGGGGATGAAGTAATAACAGTCGCAAATGCAGGCGGATATTCTTCGCTAGCATGCTATAGAGTTGGCGCAAAACCAATTTATGTAGATGTAGACGAAAATATGTTAATTGATTTAAACTTAGTTATATCTAAGATAACAAATAAAACAAAGGCTATTATAGTGACACATCTGTATGGTCAATGTGTAAATGTAAAGTTTTTAAAAAAGATATTACCAGATTATATAAAGATTATAGAAGATTGTTCTCAGGCTCATGGCTCAAGCTTTAATGGAGATAAAGCTGGTTCAATGGGTGATTGTGGGGTATTTAGTTTCTATCCAACCAAGAATCTTGGAACTATTGGTGACGCTGGAATTATAACAACTAAAAATGAAAAAATATATAAAAAAATTATAAACTTAAGAATGTACGGTTGGGAAAACAAATTTAAAATAGTTTTAAAAAATGGAAAAAATTCTAGAATGGACGAAATCCACGCGGGCATTCTTAGGGTTCTTTTGAAAAAACTAGATATAAACAATCAGATTAGAAAAAAAATAATAAAGACCTATAGAGATTCTGCGCCATCAGCAAATTGGGTTGGTTCGCTAGACAACAATTGTCATCATATGTGCGTGCTTCTTGAGGACGATAGAGAATCTTTAATTAAACATTTTAAAAAAAACAATATAGACACAGATGTTCACTATCCAATTCTTGACTATCATCAATTAATTTGGTATGATAATAGTATTACCCTTGAAAAGACAGAAGAATTTTCAAAAAAGATATTAACAATACCCTTGTATATAGGTATGTCAAAAAAAGAATTAAGCACTATTTGTAAGGCGCTGCAACAATATTATGGAACCAAAATTAATTGACTTTGAATCGATTATAGGAAACTATGGTAGCCTTTCCGTTGCTTCTGTTGATTGCGGAATCCCGTTTACGCCTAAAAGAATATTTTTTGTTTATAACGTAGAAAGTTTAGATGTGATAAGGGGTAGTCACGCACATAAAAAATGCGAGCAACTACTTGTAGCTTCAAGCGGTTCTATGAAGGTTGATTATGAAAACAAATTAAGTAAAGGAAGTATTATTCTGGATAGCCCTAGAATGGGGTTATACATCCCAAAAATGACCTGGTCCGTTCAGTATGGTTATACTTTTGGATCTACGCTAACAGTTTTGGCGTCAGAAGAGTATGATGAGTCTGATTATATAAGAGATTATGAAGAGTTTATAAATTATGAATGATAATATATTTGTTTATGTTATATCTTTTAACGAAGAAGAATTACTCTTAACGGTAGAAGACGCTTATGCAAAAGCGCATGAGCCAGAAAAATTGTTTTTTGGGATATATGAGCAAAGAACAGATTATAATTTTGTTGATCTAAGTTCATATAAAAATGTTAAAAAAGTAGAGTCTCAATATAAATACCCAAGAGGCACTGGCATAGCCAGAATGAACGCCTTTATGCTGAACAACGGCGAGCATTATTGCATGTATATTGATTCTCATACCTTGTTTAAACAAGACTGGGATTTAATGGTTAAGGAGCAGTTTAAAGAGCTTAAGCAGCAATATGATAAACCATTTATCAGCCATGTTTTACAGGGTTGGCGTAGAGATAAAAATAATAGTATAGAAATATTAGAAGACTGGAATCCCAGTACTTTAATTGCCGTTGCCGCTAGAAGATATCAAGGGCTGTATTATGAGATGTCATGGGAATCATTTGATCGAAGCTTAAGGTTTAAGGAACACTACCTTTGTTCCGGCATGTACGCATTCGGTGAAATGAAAGCTTTTAAAGAATGTATGCCTGATCCAAGAACTTTTTTTTATGGAGAAGAACAACTGTTAGCAATAAGGTTGTCAACTAGAGGTTGGAAAATCTTTGCCTGTAACGAGTCCTTTATGTTGTCCAAGGGTGTTACAATCAAAGATTGGGTAAAATCTGATTTTTGGAGAAGCATAGCTAGAGATTTAGAGTTTCAAACACTATTTGAGCACTCGGATTTAGAAATTGCTAATTATCCTGAAAAAGGCGCTTCATTTGAAATACTTTCAGGGGCTGAACTGGGTTATTGGGGTGCTCCAGATCAAGAATCATATGAAGAGTATATAGATAATTTAAATTTTGATTATAGAGATCTTAAAAAAATGTGGTATAATCAGAATAACAAAGGAGATAAAGATGCAATTGAATCAGTATGATTCCAAAAAAGCAAAAGACCAAGCTAGATCTTTTTTAGAAAAATCAATACTTACATTAAGTTTATTATTAAATGTAAATTATGAAAATTTAAATCAAGATTCAGAAAACCCATTTGATGAAAGTCTTCCGCAACACAACGCATTTAAATGTCTCATTGATGAAATAATTTCTTACAAGAAACTGGCTTAACAATGAGTGGCATAGGTGAGTCAAATGAGTTTAAAATTGAAGCAAGACAGGGAGAATCTATAACTGATTTCCCAGATTGGGACAATGAAACAATAGAGTGGGATTCTGCTACTGGGATATATTACGTTGCGGGTAAGCCGGTTAGTATGTGTCAAGGCGTTGCGATGTTCAAAGAGGAGAAGGAAGATGAACAAATATAGAGCTCAAGAAGATTTAGAGCATCGCTCTCAGCATCTAGCATCTTTTTTGTTTATTCTTGGAATTGAAGAAGATAAATTTGAATTAATTAAGATAGACGACGCAATAAATCTAATTAGAAATAGATACGTGTATAAACATAGTGACCCAGATTATAATATAGGGGTTCAGGAGTATATTAAAAAACAAAATATTGTTTTGAATAGGGGAGTTAGAAGAGCTTGGTTTGATGTCCAGGTAGCTCTGCACGAGGTACAAAATGTCAAGTGATAAAAGATATGAACCACAATTATCTTTTGATTTTACTAGTTGGGAATACGATTGGCGCACCTATGCTAACGAATCTACAAAAAAAGATGGGCCAGAATCAGTTGCAATTTCCGACTACTTATTTAAAACAATTGGTGTAGATAGAAGAAATATCGCTACTGGCGGAGCAAGCGACTACGAGTTTGTTATACATTACCCAAGACCAAGCTTAGCTGACTCGTACGGTCAATCTCAATGGATGCCAATACTACTCATCCAAATGCTAATGGATATTAGTAGGGGTAATCATATATTAGCGTTGTCTGGCGGTTTAGATAGATTTAGGCTAAAGCCTTTTCAAGATATATATGGGTCTAATATATATATGTTGAATAATAAAAAAACAGCAATGTATGAAAAATTTCAAAAAGAAAATACTCCAATAGACTATAGTGTTGTTAGCCATCAAGATTTAGAAAAAGACAACTGCAATAGTTATATGTTTGACATGATTGTTGGGTGGTCACAGGATATGGAAAATCCTTTTATACCTGTAGACTTTTATCTTGATAGATTAAATAAAGGCGGAATTTTGGTAATTCAAAATTCATCAGATAGCATTTTTCTTTATCAAAACGACACTCAAGCATCTCCTGTTTGGCAATACCATAGTGAAATAAAATCAAGAAAAGACTGCAATATGTATCACATACCTCTATTTTATGGGGTTACAGTTGTCGTTAAACAGTAATACATGATATAATTGTTCTATGATTAATAAATGGAAAGCAACAGTGGTTAATCCACTTGGAACAGAAGCTTATAGTATGAGCATAGATAGTACTGACGGTTTAATTACGGCTACAGCGTCGAGTGAAAAGGGAACTGTGCAGTTTACTCAGACACAGAGCCTGAGCACTTTGTTCGCTGCAGATATAGAAGCTCCAATGAAAACAAGATTAGAATTAGAATTCAGCACTATCGATTTCACAGTAAAAGATATGTCAGCTATTTTAAGGGTAGGAGATTTTTCCACTATGAAAGTAGATTTGGTCAGATATGAATAATTCAGCATATGACATTGAGCTATTGTCAATTGATGGCTCATATAATATAATGGAATCAGTTAAGGGAAAATTAACCCTTGTAACAAACATAGCATCAAAATTAGGTTATGACCCTAAGTGTAGCGTAACTTTTTCGTATGCAAGAACTTGTAAGTATTTATGGGAACTTGAATTTATTTATCAAAAATATAAGGATCAGGGCTTTAGCGTTGTTGGCGTACCATGTGATCAGTTTGGTAAACAAGAACCAAAAGAAAATAATGAGATAGAAGCTTTTATAAAAGAAGCTTATCCTTTTGTAAGTTTTCCTATTTCTCAAAAAATAGAAGTTAACGGCAAAAATGAGCACCCACTTTATTCTTTCTTAAAGGGCCCAGAAAAAAGAGGTTACTCAGATACAACTGCAGATAGCAGTGATGCAGCTATAGAGGGCCAAAACTTAGTTGGTCAAGCAATAGCAAGAATTCCTCACAGCTATGAGAAGTTTTTGTTAAGTCCTCAAGGGATGTTCATTACTAGATTTAATTGGCAAGATGGTCCGCTAGATGAAGAGCCTAGAGTTATGGGCGCTGGCTGGACTATCATGGAAGCAATAGAGGAGATGTTAGGATGAGTTACAATATAGAGCCAGAAAATTCACAGTATAGAGATGTAGCTTTTCCATCTAGCCCGCCAGTTGACGAAGAAGGAGCTAAGGGGATAGCAGATATTGAATATGAAATTCTTGGTCCAGGCGTTGTCGTTTTTAGAAATGCTTTTACCATAGACCAGGATGCAGTGCTATCTTATATCGATGCTAATGCAGAAGAGGCGCATAAAACACGATGGCAGTACGTTGAGGTCGATGGCGTAACAATGGGTATCAATGAAGATGGTTTTAGATATAGGATGGAAGATGTCCCAGCTGCTCCAGTGAGATTACTTGATCCAGTAAATCAATCTACACCTCCAGAAGTAGAAGTGTTTTTCTATCATCTAGAAGACCAAATTTATAAGTGCCTAATAAGTTACATAGATCAATACCCACTTATACTGGGTAGTATATGGTGGAAAACAAGAGGCCACATACTGCGCTACGGCGATGGCGGAAGACTAGGCTGTCATGCAGATAACGATACTAACTATAAGGTCACAAAAGGTGTTAGATACATGCCTAAGGGCATGGTTGCATCAAGACAAACATGTGGTGCTTTAATTTACTTAAACGATTGTGTTGATTCAGAAGAAGAATTAGATGGAAGAAATTTTACAGGAGGACATCTTAGATTTGTCCATTTAGGCATTTCATATAAGCCAAGAAAAGGCGATGTAATCTTTTTCCCAACAAACTATCTTGCAGCCCATGACGTAGAGACAATGGGCAAAGGGGTTAGATATAGTTATTTAACATTTTTTGGCCAAGGTGCAAATGACAAAAATGCAAACATCATGATTGTTGAACCAGATGAAAGCTTTCAATGGTGTCCACCAGTTTGGCTGAATAACATATATGATGATTACGAAATGTATTGTAGGTCACCATATTCAATCTATTCTGAACCAGAAAAATACAAAGTAGAACTTGGATGGAATCCTGTTTATCAAGGAAGAGAAGTTGCGCAGTACAGCACGTCTCACGATGCGGTAGAGATTGAAGAAGTCGAAGAAGTTAAGGATAATAATTTGTCCGAAGACTTACCAGAAGGACCTTGTGGAACTGAAGCAATAAAAATTTGATATTATGAATGTACAAAAACTAGGAACTGGGATTGTTCTATTCCAAAATGTTATACAGATGGAAGAATACCCAGAAGTAATACCTTTTATCAAATCATTAAAGCAAAAAGCAGTAGAAGAAGATTATACAATAATAAAAAATGATCTTAACGAAAGCATTTACGCAATAAATAGAAGCGGTCATAGATATGCGCTAGAGGATATAGAAAAAAGCTCTAGCCATATTATGAATTTTTTAGACAATAATAATTCTGATAAAATAGAATTGTTTTTTACTGAATGCGAAAAAGCATTTAGACAATGCCTTCTTCAATATCTAGAAATGTACCCAATGGCACTGCCGAGCATTTGGTGGAGAACTCAAGGCCATGTATTGGCCTATGGCCCAGGAAGTGACATGGGCCTACATAGCGACAATGACGTTAATTATCAACCTGGGTTTGAACCCGATCTACAAGTGGCAACTAGAAGTGTTTTAGGTTCTATTCTGTATTTTAACACATCTGTGGATTCAAAAAAAGAAATCATAAAAGATGAATATCTTGGTGGGCACATAGTCTTCCCATATTGTGGAGTGGAATACTCTCCAAAAGCAGGAGACTTGTTAATGTTCCCATCTAACTTTATTGCAACTCATGAGGTTAAAGCGTGCCACGAAGGTGGTAGGTATGCGTACATTGGCTATTATTCTCACGGTTCAGAGCATGTGGAAAGAGGAATCAATTTAATTAATGGCAATCTACCTGTTGGGAAACAGGGACAAATATGGATGCCAGAAATAGTTGAGGAGTATAAGCAGTACATACATGATAAGTATCCTAACGAGCCTGAAGATTTTTATGGCGATTTGCTACAACCAACTAGAAGAATGTATAATAGTGCTAACACCTTAAAGGAAGTAGACCATGAAATTCAATGACGTTGACGCAAAACATTTAGGTGGTGGCGTAGTTTTATTCGAATCAGCTATTGATATTGATTGGGATTATATTAGAGAGTTTAGCAGAGACGCTATCAATAAAGAAAAGCAAGAAATGTATGTGCCGGCTGTAGACCCAGAAACTGGCGATCAAATCTATCTTAATAAAAGTGGATACTTTTTTGGTAAAGAAAGCATTGAAAAAATGCCAGGGAGAGGGTCGGCTATACATAGATATAGCGATGAAAAGATAAAAGAAATGTTTGACTTTGTAGAAGAATCAAAAGATAAATATTTGCTAAAGTATTTTGAATTGTTTCCTTTAGCCTTTAAGTGTGTATGGTGGAAGGTTAAGGGGCATATAGTACAATATAAAAAAGATGTTTATCTAGGAAGCCATTCGGACGTGAGCACAGATTATATCTATGACGTGTGGACGCCTAAAGATCAACTTGCGACTAGAAATACTATAAGTAATGTATTTTACTTAACATCCTGCGTTGATACGGCAGATGAATTGGATGGTACAAATTTTACTGGGGGCCATCATTATTTCAATTATTTAGACATAGATGTAAAGCCTAAGAAGGGAGACTTATTGATGTTTCCTTCTAATTACATGGCAGCACACGAAGTTAAACCGGTAGAAGACGGAGAAAGATACTCTTATCTTGGTTGGTATAGCCACGGGACACCGAATGCAGAAGTCGGAGAATCAGTTGTTGATCCAGCAAAAGAATTGGGAATAGCAAAAAATGCGACTAACCTATATATGCCTGAGCTAGTTTCTGACTATAGGAGCTACCTTTTGTCAAAAGGTTATGATGAATCATCTGAACAATTTAAGTTAACAAGATCGAATTATTAATATGTTAAAAAAAGATTTTAAAATAGAAGATAAAGGTTCCGGGCTATGTGTAATGACAAACGCATTTGATATTGATCAAGACATGCTTTTTGAATATATAAACTGGCTTAAGCAGGAAGAGGAAGACACCTTTACTTATTTGGAAGAAAATGGCAAAAAGTACGCTATTAACAGAACTGGTTTTAAGTTTGATTTATCAGAAGTAAGAGAGGCGCCAGAAAGATTCGTTGATCCCCTATGCAGAATGTCGAGCAGAAAGCCAACCGCCGAACAATGCAAATTAATATATGATTTAGAGGATTTAATTTACGAGGCTTTGGTTGAATACGTAAAGATATATGACGTAGCTGCAACAGTTTGTTGGTGGAGAAGCCCTGGTCACATAGCTACTTATTCGGACGGTCAAAAAATTGGTCCTCATTGTGATGATCAAATTCCATGGGAATATGGTGTAGCTCCAAGAAATGAGTATCCAAAGCACAGTAAGGTAAGTATAAACATATACTTAAATGATGGCGTGGATTCTGAGGAAGAATTAAATGGAAGAAATTTCTTGGGCGGAGACATAATATTTAAATATGCGAAGTATAGACATAAGCCAAAAACTGGTAGTATAACTATATATCCAACTAACTATGTTGGCACACACGAGGTTGAATCAGTTACCGCTGGGAAAAGAATAGCCTACCTTGGAGCACTTCTTTATGGGACTCCGGCTAATGCTAGCCCCGTTCCAGAGGTTGGAGAAGAGAGAATATGGCTACAAAATCTAAGAAAAGATGCTGGGCTAATGCATTAATCATTATTACTATTGTCCTATAGGATACTTAACTGTCGGGGCAATATGATTTATAATGAAGCAATGAGCTATAATAGTCCTAACGTGTCTTATAATGGCACTTTAATAATTTACGCCAATAGCTTAATAAGCCCAATTGTTTTAAATAATATAACTATTTTTTATGCCTCTAACGAAGATTATTCAAATTTAACAACAATTGGTGTTCTAAGCATAGACATAAGCCCTCAGGGGGTTGTGTCTATAGAGGTTTTGGACAATGATGTAAGCGCCATATCTTCAGCTCAAGTTATATCAGTTGGTGTAAGTGGCCAAATATCCATAATAGGATAAGTATAATTACTATATTAAATATTAATTTCTTTTGGAGCCCTCATGTTAAATAATACCGTATTGGTAAATGATAAAGTAAGAATAAAGGTAAAATTTGTTGACGTCAACAATGTTACTGGGGCACAGATATTAGTCAGTCCTACCTCTGTTTTGGTAACAGTTTATAAATCAGATAATACTCAACTTATTTCAACTACGGCAACAGCTCTTACTAGCTCAGAGTATTATTATGATTTTACCCCTACGGTCGCTGACACGTACAAAATAGTTTTTGTGGGGAATATAACTGGTGGGACTTCTATCACCGTTAATCAGCAACTTTACGTAAGCACTTCCACAGATGAATATAAGCCAATTATAACACTAAAGGCAGATGAAACAATAACCTTTGCGGCGGATGTAGATCCAATTTATTTAAATCCAGAAGAAATGCAAGCTTACTTCCCAGAGGCATCTCTACTTGAAATTGGAGAAATAATACACTACCATTCAATGGAGGTCAAAGATATTTACGGATTCAATGATTCTAATCCGGCATCTGAAATAAATTATACTACTTTAGAATACATAAAGGCCGCGACAGCTTGCGATCTCAGTAGAACATATAGCTATGGTGGCGATGATGACGTCTCTGTCCAATTGGGGGACCTAACGGTTACAGCAAGAAACCTTCCAAGAACTAATATAAGCAGAGGCAATGCCGTTACCTGGTGTCAGATTGCAGCGGCATTGAGAAAAGAAATGTTAGCTGGCAGAACTGGGGCTAAAGGCTTCCAACCAAAGGGTATACCTACAATGCCAGTTATAAATGCTGGGAACTATATAGATCCTGATACAGGGCGAAATACCTATTTAACGGAGAGAGATCTTTACGGGGCGAGCAGAAAGAGGGAGCTGTCTTACGACCCAATGCCTAAGAGGGGTTTGCGTAATTATGATTAATCTTGAAAAATCATTTATGAACATTTTAAAAAAATGGGGCTATGATGTTTTTATACAAAGAAAAAAAGCCAATGGTAATTATGAAGATAATCTTCAGCAGGTAACCACAAGAAGCGTTTTTCCAAAAGGAAGATTTGAAGCTAAATCAGCTAGCGAAGAAGACGAAGGAATCACTGTTGATTCTGATGTTGTTTACTATTTTGAAGGTTCGGTTAATCCAGGCGAAGGTGATAGAATCTATGAGATGATACCTAACGCCGCAAGTAAGTATACTATTTACGTGATAGATACAAGCGCTCCGATTAGAGGCAAGGGCGGTAAAATAATTTACTGGACAGTTGGAGCAACTAGGGAAAAACAGGTTTAAGGTGTTAATAGTAAAAAAAAATCAACAATTAAAATTTA